CTTCTGCTCGACGAACGCGGCCAGTTCCTTGCCGAACAGGTCATAGCCGGGGGCATCAGCTGAGGAAGAGGCGTTACCCTCGCCATCGATATGCACCTCGACATTGATCTGCGTTGATCCAGATCCGCCGCCAGCTGCCATAACGCCCAGCTTGCCGCTCGACGTACGGGTCAGCGGCATGATCGCCTCTTCCCCTGCTTCTCCCATGACCCCGGTCTTGCCGTTGGCCATGCCAAACGCCGTTGGCTTGCTGACGATGGAGTTCGTGAAGGCGCCGCCATCGGCGAACATCTGGACGCCGTTGGCCCAGGCACCGCCGTTGGCCTGGAGGTAGGCACTGGAATAACCTGCCTGCGATGCGCCGAGGTTGGACGACGTCGCGCCCGCAGATCCTGCAGCCAGCCCATTGCCGCCACCCGAGGCGCTGCCGCCCAAGTAGCTGGCCGCTGCGCCAACCAAGCTGCCCAGCAATGCCGAACTCGCCTGACGGGTCGCGATACGCGCCATATCCGCCAAAATTGACTTGGTGAAGTCCGCAAAGGACAGTTTCCCAGTCATGGCGAAGTTGACGATCGAGTCCTCCATGGAGCTGAAGGCATTGCTGAACAGGCTTTTGGTCTGACCGGCGATGTTTTGCGCTGAGTCCAGGTAGTTGTCCCAAGCCGCCGTGGCGCCCTTCGTCCAGTCGCCCTGGGCGTTCTCCACGTCCGCATAGTTCTGTCGGATCTGGTCCGTTGCGGCCTTGTTCGCATCAGCAAGAGCCTGCGATTTACGCTTGAACTCTTCCTCCGACATGTTGCGCGACGGGTCGGACTTCTGGTTGGCCAACTCGAGCGACTGCTGCGCAAAACGGTCCTGCTGGCTATTCAGTTCGCCGCTGAGCGCGTTCTGGCGATCGCCCTGCCCTACGCCGAGCACTGCGCGCTGGCCCGCCAACTCCAAGGCCCGCTGCTGCTGCCCCAGGGCCTGCACGTACGTGCTGATCGCCCGCTCCTGTTTGGCAAGGCGGCCGGTCTCGTTGGTCGCCAGAACCTCAAGCTGGCTGTCGGCATCCTTCTCCGCTTTGACCATCCCCGCGCGCGCGTCAGCGATTTTCTGGTCCAGCTGAATGCTTTGCGCGGCCGACGTACTCTTCTTGCCCTTGGCGGCCTCCAGTGCCGCAATCTCAGCCTCATAGGCCGCCGTCGTCTGGTCGAGCTGATTGCCGATCAGCGCCTGGCGCCGCAGCAGATAGTCCTCCTCGGACAGCAGGCCGGCCTTCTGCGCTGCTTCCAGTTCCTTCTGGTAGTTTTTGTAGGTGTCGGTGATAGCGGCCAGGTCGTTCTTGGCGTTGTTGAAGGCGGTCAGGTCGACCTGCGTGCCGGCTGCTTTCGGGTCCTTATTCTTGTCCTGAAGCCCCTTCAGTAGGGTGTCATAGGCGCCGCCGGAGAACTTGTTACCATCGAAACTGACGCCATCAAGTAACGGCGACTTCTGCCCGGTCTTTTCGGTGTTTTCGTATAGATCCCGGAACTGATCGTTGAGCTTTTTCAGGCCCGCCTGACGTTTGGATAGTGGGTTGACATTATCAAGCTGCGCGTCCAGCGCGCGTTGAGCCTCAATGGCCTTCTGGTTCGCGTCAGTGTTTTCGCCGGTAGCGATTGCCAGATTAGAGCTGGCCGCCTGCCTGGCTTTCAGCCCGGCAAGTTTTGCCTCAAGCGCGGTCGTGGAGTCGTCGTGCTCGCCAGTGCCGAGGCCGAGCGCCGAGTTCAAGGAGCTGAGGCCATTGGAAATGGCTCCAGATACCCCGCCGCCCTTGCGCGTATCCAGCACTCGCTGAGTGATCTCGATCTGCTTGGCCAGGTCGGGGAAGATCTCCGACCGGACTTCGGCGTACGCGCCTTTGATAGCGGTCTTGATGTTGTCCCAGTCGCGCTCTACGTCGGATAACGATTCGCGGTAGGTTTTCAGACGCTTAAGTGCGGCTTGGTTCAGATCTTCGCTGAGCACATCCAGGGCGCGCTGGCTGTCGCCTTGGTCGTCCAGCCCTTTGATCACCTGGTACTGCTCAAGGGTCAGCAGCCCGTACTGGCTGCTGATCTTGCCTGCCGCTTCGGTGGCCGTCTCGCCGGCAGTGGCAAAGGACTTGGCAAGTTCGCCGGCGCCCTGCCCGGTTACTTCACTCACGGCCGCTGCAGCTTCAGCCAGATTACGCATCTGCGTACCGCTGGTAGCTGCTCCGGATGCAAGCGAAACGACTGCCTCGCGCGCCCCGGACAGGTTGCCGGTGACGCGCCCGGCGCCGTCGGCCATGTCCTTCAGGCTGGCGATGGTCTGTCCGGCACCATTCGTACCGCCATTGATTGCGGCGTTGAACTCGCGGGCCTGCTTCATTGCATCGAAGTAGGCGTAGCCCAGCGAACCGATTACGGCGACCAGCAGGCCGGCCGGGATCAGCATGCCTGCCAGGCTTTTCGCCGATTCACCGGCGCCAGCGCCCAGCTGAGCGATCGCGCGCGCGCCACTGCCCAGGTCACCCGCCTGAATGGCATTGACGAGCTGCATGACGTTTTCTTGAGCTTGGCGGGTGCCGAGCTTCAGCTTGTCGAATGCGCCGGCCGCCTCAGTCAGCCCAGCCCGATCCTTACCGATTTTGGCCAAGGCTTCGTTGTAACGGTCGGCGTCGATCTGACCAGACTTGTGCAGATCATTGAGCGCCTTCTCCTGAGCCTCCAGCTTCGCCAGCTTGGCGGTCACTGGATCAATACCGTTGACGGTGCGCTTTAGTGCCTCAATCTGGCGATTCTCAGCCTCGATCAGCTTTTGCTTCTGGGCCAGCTCCTTGTCTTCCGCCTTTTCAATCTTGTCGTAGGCCTTTCCCAGTTGATCCTGATACTTCGCCTGCTCCTCGATGGTGACCAAGCCGCCCTTGCGGGCGCGCTCTAGCAAACCCTCTGCCTGAACCAGCGACTCCATACTCGAGATATTGCCCGTCATCACCTTGTCGAGTTGACTGATGACGGAGATTTCCGCTACTGCGCTGTCAGTTGCTTTGCGGCTTGCCCCGGCTTGACGGTCCCTCGCTGCCGTCGATTTATCGATGCTTTGCGCAACGTCCGCTTCTGCCTGGGAAACCTTTTTACCGGTGTTGGCCAGGCCTTCGCCCGTTTTGCCCAGGTCATCAATGGCCTTCTGGGCGCCTTCCGCGGAATCGACCAGCTTATCCAGATCATCGGCAGCCTTTGCGGCCTGTGACGACTCGACCGCAATACCCAGGGAAGCGAAATTGGTGCTCATTTGTTTTCTCTCTGTTCCGCCATCACCTGCAAGGCTTCAGCCTCCATCCGCCGGAAGTCGCTGAAAATGGTTTGTCGCTGGCTGATCGGTACGCCACACATCCGAATCACACCGGAGAGAACGCTGTAGTCCATACCTGTTGCGCCGCACGCGCCTGTGCGCCACTGGGTGCTCATGGCTTCGAAGACTTTGAAGGCGTCCCAGTTATCGGGCCAGATGCCGACTTCCTTGTCGGGGATGTCCTGGCGAGACAATCCGAAGGCCATCAGATCAGCATCTGACGGCCCTGGCTCATACAGCGCGCGGGAGGCGCTTAGGAGTTTCCCAAACGGGCTTCACTGAAGGCATCTGCATAGGCATTCAGCACTGCCTTCGGCGCCGAGTTGATCGAATTCACGAGGATGCGCACGTTCTCGGGCGTGAATTCTTCTTCGATATCCCAGCCCACCACCACATCCAGCAGTTGGTCAGCTTGTAGGGCGATCTGGGCGGCGGTGAAAGCTTTGAGGTCCATGTCGCCGACCAGCTTGCTCAGCTCGTCGTGTCGCTCGTTCCAGCCGGTGTAAAGCTCAGCCAGCTCTGTGCGGTCCAGGTACTTGAACTCGAACTCCACCTTTTCGGCGTTATACCCGGCCCGCTGGATCATCACCGGCGCCTTGAAGGTCGGCTTCTGGATCAATTTGAACTTGGCCATGGTTTACACCGTGGCCGCGTAGCGGGTTGGACGACCGGTCAGGGCGATGCTGATGACACGAGTCATCAAGTTGTTGCGGGACATGGTTGGCGTCGAGGTGATCGACACGTAGCCGTTATAGATGATGCTGCTGCCGCCAGGAAGGTTGAGCCGCAGCAGGCGCGCTTGCTTGTCGTCGTCGGCGGCTTCACAGACTTCCACATAAGGCTTGGAGGGATCATCGGCGACCGTGATGGTCAGCGTGATCGGGTTCTTGGTTGTTGGCATCTGGCGATCGTCGTCGTCGGCCAGGAAGCCAAAGGTCAAAAACTGCTGATCGCCGCCGCTGGAATTCAGCTCGGTGATTTGCGAAATCTCAGTGAAACCGGTCACCTCCCGAACCGAGCCAATGCCCGAGCCGGCCGGATATTGCTGGACGTTGACGGTATTCACGTTTTCCAGCGCGAAAGTGCCGCTGGCGATCTCGCCGACACGAACGCCTCGCCCTTCAAGGCGAGTCCACCCGGAGTTGACGGCGATGACATCGCCTTCGGCTAGGCCATGCGCTGCCGCGGTAGCGACGGCTGGATTGGCGTTCGTCAAGGCAGTGAATGGGATCGCGGGGCCGTAGGTGGCTGCAATTTCGAAGGTGGCGCCGTTGGGCATTTGGATGCCGGCCATGGGTGTTTCCTCTTTTCAGAAATGACAAAACCCGCACAGAGGCGGGCTTCAGGGTTTGCCCAACGGGCGTAATCAGATGGCGATGTCTGCTCGGTATTCGAACGAAACCGGCACGGTGAAAGTCGGTGGATCGGGGATGCCCGGCCCAGGGTCGACCGGCGACATCGTGACGACGGTGATACCGGCCTTCGTGTCTCTCGTGTAAAGCGGAAACAGCGAGGTCAACTCAACCACAAGCGGGTTCGTCTTGGTCTTGCCGGTATTGGCCGGAGCCACAATGCTGACCTGGTAGACGCCGATGAATGCGCGGTGGTCGCCAGCGAGCGTGCTGCTCGCGGTATCACCTGGAAGCATGAACGCACGCAGATAGGTCTCGCCGTCGGCTGGGTCGTATTGGACATTCTCGAAAACAACCTTGATCGGCTCCGCGCGGCCCTTGCTCCATGCAATCAGCTTGGCATCGTAAATGGACGCAATGATGGCGTGGCTCATACCTGGTTGTTCCTTGTGGCTTCGTCGACTATCTGCTGGAAGCGGGCCAGCGTGATCCGGACCATGCCGCCAGGAGCTTGGGTCGAATGCCCATACTCCAGCGGGATGCCGTACGGAAGATTGTTTACGATGTAGGCCGTCTCGCCAGCCGTAAGTGCCTGGACCTGCAGTCGCAGCTTGGCCAACGTCACGCCACCAGCAGGATCGACCTGGTCAAGCGCGCCCTCCGCCGGCGTGCCGATGGAAAACTGCCAGTTCCCCCGAAACCGCCCACCGACGTAGTCCCTACCCGCGACCAACCCGTTCACGTTGAAGTTCTGGTCGCGCTCGGTCTTTGTCAGGGGCTTGGCGTACTTGACGCCGCGCCGCAGCTTACCGGCCTTGGTGAAGTTTGATTCGTTGAGGTTGATGATCGTGTTGCGGACCGCGACCTTGAAGTCGTAGTCATCGGCTGCGCGAGTGTTGGTCTGGCGGTGAGCTACGTTCGCAGCCCAGATCTCCGGATTGCCCACCGGTGACATGCGGATGACGCTGCTACCGATTTCGATGACGATCTCGCGGATGGTTGCGTCGATACCAGCCTGGGCTCGCTCAGCGAAGTCGCGAATATTCTCGGCAAAGCTGCCGTTCATGCTTGCGTACTTGTTCGCCATGTCACTTCCTCAGCTGGGCCGTCCACGTTGCATCAGCCGGATCGGCGGACACGTTCATCACCCGCAGCCCGTTGACGATATCGCCAATGGCCGGGGCAGCCGGTACTGCTGTCGGCACACCGGCCTCAGACACGAACAGTTCGTTTTGCAGCACCAGCAGCTTTTTGTCGGTGGTCTGGATGAGGGAACCGTCGATTTCCTTCGACAGGTAGCTGCCCAGAACGCCGCGGCCCACGTACGTGACGGTGGTCTCGTCCGTTTCGCCGCCCAGGTCGGGGTCATACTCGCCAGCTACCTTGCGCACGCCTGCCACCGGTTTGACTGCATCGGCCAGCCCGTCGGGGTCGTCGAACGCTTCCGCCAAATCGGCCTGGATCTCTTCGCGCATGCTCATGATCAGATCCTTTTCAGCATCATCACGCCGGAGCGCGTGATCCATGGCGCCAGCAGCGCCAGGGCGAAATTCACGCCGGCCGATTGATCGGTAGATCCAGACACGTAGGTCTTGCTCACCGATGTGCCGGACTGAGCCGATACCGTCTTGCTCTGAACTTCCTTCTGCGTGGACGTGTACAGCTTGCCCGCCGCCGCTTCTTTTGCGACCTGGGCGCCGGCTGTTTTGATCTCGGACGGTACCGGATCGGGAACAGCCCGCTTGATCTTGGCCGTGAGCCAGGCATTGGCCATGGTCACAGCAAGGACCGGATCACCGGTGCCGGCCCAGTCAGGACCGAGCTGGGCATCAACATCGGCAACGGTGATGAAGTCGGTCATGTGCTTGTCCTTATTCCGCTGGCACCAATGCCTGCAGGTCTTCTTTCTTGGCGGTCGCGTCGAAGGTAAT